AAGAGGATTACTCGTGGGTATAAGTTCGGGAGCAAATGTGTTAGCATCTGAAAGATGGATTGAAGAAAACAATCCAGATGGAATAGTTGTAACAATACTTTGTGATAGAGGCGAACGATACCTTTCATGTCTGTAAAACATTTAGCAGGAGTTATCCCAGTAGCAGGGCAACCCTTAGACTTTAATTTCCCTTGGCACGATTGCTTGCAGCCAATCGGACCTGATTACCTAGCAGTTGAACGAGCAGTTCTAGAATGTGCTTATGCTGGCTGCGAAACCATATGGCTTGTGTGTCATGATGACATGCAGCCGCTCATCAAGAAAAGGCTAGGAGACTTCGTACAAGATCCAGTCTACATCCACCGTGAGTTTGATAGGGGCAACCTAGCAGACAACAAAAGACAAATCCCAATCTACTATGTCCCAATCCATCCACGAGACAGAGAGCGACGGGACTGCCTTGCTTGGTCTGTTCTTTACGGAGCCAACACAGCACACTACATCAGCAAGAACATAAGCAAGTGGACTTTGCCAGACAAGTTCTACATTGCTTTTCCCTACGGTGTCTACGACATCAAGTTCTTGCGAGAGCATAGAAAAGCAATCTCAAGCGACGAAGGCTTCTTTCTCAGTTGGAACGGACAAACAGTCAAAGACAATCATTACCTCGGCTTCTGCTTTACACCAGAGGAGTTCAAGGAATATCGACGACACCTACGGCAGACAGCGACAGGCGGATACTACAAAGCCGAAGAAGGCGAGTTGCCATCAGAGAAGTTGCCGATAGAAGAAAGATACTCCGCACGATTTTTTTCTCTTGACAATGTATTCGGAATAGGCGATACTACTGGGGCAAAGATCGTTCGCATTCACGACTATTACAACATTGATAGTTGGGAAGGCTTGCGAGCCTACTTGGGGTCTGACCACAGGATTTATAGGCAGAATACATTGCTAGAAGGAAGAACATTCAATAGGATAGGAGAGGAAGAAAATGACGGAGAGAACACAGAGTAGCATACCATTTACAAACTTACACTCACACACAGTTGTAGGTTCGCCCTTTGATGCCTTGGGGTATCCAGAGGCTCACTTAGACTTCTGCTATAACAATGGTATGGAGGCTATGGCTATCACGGACCACGGCAATCTCAACTCGTTGCCCTACACTGTGCTACATACTCAAAAGATGCGAAAGGAAGGAAAGCAGTTTCGCCCAATCTTCGGTGTGGAGGCTTACTTCATCCCCTCGTTGGAAAAGTGGAACGAGGAACGAGACCGAGTAAAGCAAGACAAGAAGCGAGCTAGCGAAGTCAAAGACAGCACTTCTATGTCTATTGAGAATGAAGCAGAGACTAAACGGTCTAAGAGTATTCTAAACCAACGGTCTCACCTTGTCCTTCTAGCACAAAACCAGACAGGACTAAACAATATCTTCTCAATGATTTCCAAGTCTAACTCGGACGAATACTTCTTCCGATACCCACGGATGGACTACGAACTTCTACGAGAGCACAGCGAAGGTGTGATTGCTTCGTCTGCTTGTATGGGCGGTGTCTATGCTGCTAACTTCTGGAAGTTCTGGGACGGAGAGAAGCAAGAGATTACTGACATGGAAGGTTGTTTGGAAGCATTCCGAGACACTACCAGAAACATGATGGATATCTTTGGCGACCGCTGGTATGGCGAACTCCAATGGCACACAGATAATAAGCAGCATCTAATTAACAAGCTGGTTATCCAGATGCACAAAGAGTTTGGTATCAAACTAATCTCCACAGCAGACAGCCACTACCCAAGTCAAGAGGCTTGGAAAGACCGAGAACTCTACAAGCGACTGGGCTTCTTGGGTAAGGGTAAGCCAGACTGGTTGTCTAATGAACTGCCTGAGAGTGTAGCCGAAGTAGGCTATGAACTCTACCCAAAGAACGGCGACCAGATGTGGGAGAGTTATAAACACTATTCAGAAATGAATAACGAAACCTATGATGACGATTTGATTATGGATTCCATCACGGAAACCCACAACATCGCTTTCAATCGCATTGAGGATTTTATGCCGGATAACGAGGTGAGACTTCCTTCCTTCGTTGTTCCTGACGGATACACGGCTGATGCTGCATTAGAAACAATCAGCCTAGAAAGCCTGAAGAAACTTGGGCTGTTAGACAACTCTGTGTACCGTGAGAGACTAGAGGAAGAACTCTCTGTCATTTCTGACCGAGGATTTAGTAAATACTTTCTTACAATGAAAGCCATCGCAGATACAGCAACGGAAAACCAACTGGCTGGTCCGGGTCGTGGTTCCGCTGCTGGTTCCCTCGTGGCTTATGCTTTGGGGATTACACAGGTTGACCCAATCAAATACGGTCTTCAGTTCGCTCGTTTCCTTCGTAAGGATGCTACAGACTATCCTGATATTGATTATGATGTGTCCAATCCAATGGAACTCAAAGAGATTATGCAAGAGAAGTGGGGGGACACAACTGTTGTGCCTATCTCTAACTTCAACACAATGCAACTGAAGTCTCTGGTCAAAGACATCTCAAAGCTGTATGACATTCCATTTGCGGAGGCTAATGCTGTTACTTCTCGTATGATTGGGGAAGCGACACCAAAAGCTAAAGCAAAGCATGGAATTAAAGCCGGTGTGTATGTGCCAACCTTCGAGGAGCTAATGGAGTTCTCTGATAGTCTTCAGGGTTATCTAGAGAAGTATCCGCACATCAAGACACACATTGAGGCTCTCTATGGTCAGGTCCGCAGCACTAGCCGTCATGCTGGTGGTGTTGTGGTCGGTGAAGACTTGGACAAACACATGCCACTCATTCGAAGTGGTGGGGTCTTGCAGACACCTTGGTCTGAGGGAATGAATGTTCGCCACCTTGAACCACTTGGGTTCATCAAGTTCGATGTGCTTGGGCTGGCTTCTCTTCGCATGGTTGAGACAGCAGTCCGTCACATCCTAAAGCGACACTACAACAATCCCAATCCGACATTCAAAGATGTGCGAGATTACTATGACGAATACTTGCACCCAGATAAAATTAACCTGAGTGACTCCAAGGTCTATAAGAATATCTTTCACAAAGGCAAGTGGGCTGGTATCTTCCAGTTTACGGAGAGTGGGGCACAGAACTTCTGCAAGCAAGCAAAGCCAAAGAACATCATTGATATCTCGGCTATTACTTCTATCTATCGTCCGGGTCCATTGGGAGCCAATGTAGATAAGAAGTATGTAAAGGCTAAGGAAAACCCACGAGATATCTTTTATGCAAACAAGCAAGTGAAAGATGTAACAAAGGAAACCTATGGCTTCCTTATCTTCCAAGAGCAGATTGCTTCCTTGGCTCACCAGTTGGGAGAGGATATCAGCCTTGACGAAGGGAACTTGCTTCGTAAGTTGCTGACCAAGAAGGGTACAGGTAAAGGTGCGGAGCACAAAGAACAAATCCGCAAGAAGTTTGTGAAGGGTTGTGTCAACAAAAAGATGACTGAAGAGCAAGCCAATGGTTTGTGGAGCACCTTCGAATACTTCTCTGGTTATGGTTTCAACAAGTCTCATGCTGTATCGTACTCTATCTTGTCGTTCCAGTGTGCTTGGTTGCTCAACTACTACCCAGCAGAATGGATGGCTGCTTTCCTTGACAAAGAGCCCGATAGCAGAAAAGAAAAGGCTATTGGTATTGCTAAGTCAATGGGGTTCAAGATTGAGCCTCTGAATGTGAATACCTCTGGTAAGGTCTGGGAAATCAGTGAAGACGGCAAGACATTGATTCAGCCGCTTACTTCTATCAAAGGCTTGGGTGATTCAGCAATGGACCAGATCTTGGACCATCGACCATTCAATACGGTTGAGGAGTTCTTGTTCCACGAGGAAGTTGTATACTCAAAACTGAACAAGAAAGCCCTCGATGTTCTTTGTAGGTCAGGTGCTCTCAAGACTTTGCAAGACGACAGGTTTACTGGAGCAAAGCACTTCTGGTCTGCTGTTGCAGTCGAGCGACCAAGGAAAGAGAAAGACCTGCTGGCTAACATTGAAATGTTCGCAGAGGAAGGGGACTTCACAACCGAGGAGAGGATCCAGTACCTGACTGACCTGACTGGTATGTTCCCAATTAACTTGGTCGTAAAGGACGAGACCTTGACACAACTAGCCGAACATGGGGTTCCTGCTATCTCTGAGTATGACCCTGAGCTTGGGCTGGTTTGGTTTATTCCTCGCAAGGTGATCATCAAGCGAACAAAGAATGACAAGCCTTACTATGTGGTCGAGGGTATTGATGATAATAATGTTATCACAACTATTCGCTGCTGGGGTGTGAACTTGGATAAGGATCGCATTCAACTCAACCGACCTTACATTGCCAAACTACAATACAACGAGCAGTGGGGATTCTCGACTCGTTCTATCTACCATAACTTCAAGGTGCTCTAGTGAATCCACAAGATAGATTCAAAGACTATCAAGGCGACAAGTGCTGGCAAGCCTACATCTCCGAAGTCAATCGGGATGAAGACTTGGCTGCTGCCGACCTAACAGAAGAAGAAGCACAAATGTTACGAACAAGTGACTTTGTGTTTGAAGCATTTACAAAAGAGGCTCCTTTCATAAAATTGAATTACTTATTACCACAGCCGCAAGGTTGTGATGAAATGTACAATGCCTTTGCTAGAAAGCAGGAAAAGGTAAGTGCCGAGCACAATGAAAGAGTAGCAAGGTATCCTGAAGTTTTCAAAGAAGTAAAGGCTTTTATTGAGCGGCATGAATGGTTGGCAAAATTACCCAACCGCCCCACTCATATTTTTACAGCGAGGCTAAAGAAGAATGGAACTCTGGCAGGTGTCATCATTATGGCAATCCCAAATGCATTTTCTAACATTCTGGGAAAAGAAAACCAAGACAAAGAAAGGCTGATATCCAGAGGTGCATGCATTTCTTGGGGACCAAAGAATCTAGGTTCGTGGCTAATAAAGTCATCAATCCAATGGATGTGCCAAAATACTCAGTACAGATACTTCACGGCCTATTCTGATCCAGAAGCGAAGGAGTTGGGGACAATCTATCAAGCATGCAACTTTATTTACCTTGGGCAATCTAGTGGCACCAATGAGCAATTCCTTGATCCCCGAAAGCCAGAGAGAGGCTGGTTCAGTGGGCGAGAGTTCAGAAAGAAGTCTGCTTATATGAAATATGCCAAGAGTCTTACAAAAGAATACTATCTGTCCATTGGCATGCCAGATTATGAAACAAGAATGTTTGGCTTCATCAGTTGGGAAAAGGCTAAGAAAACTCCAGCATCCGATTCAGAATCAAAGCCGCTGGCAAAGAAGTGGGTGCCTGATTGGAAAGTCATGGACCAAGAATATCCCGGTCTATCAAAGAAACTGAAAGAAAAAGCAAAAGAGTATGAAGCCCTCTGTGAATCTAGGAAAGTACCAGCCAAGCACAAGTATGTCTGCCTGCAAGGTCGAAGCAAGAAAGAAACAAGAATACTAAATAAGTTATTTGAATCACACAATCCAGATAAAACAAATCTGCCTTACCCACAGGAGCGAGGGAAATGAGTAAAACATTATTGCTAGGCACACTACTGTTTCTAACAGGGCAGACCCTTGTATGGTTCCAGACCAACTCACAACTGGTATGGGACTGGTGGAAAGACAAACCATTCATGGCTGCTCTTGTATTCTCCCTGCCCATTGCCTTAGCATTCTGGTATGGGACAAAGCATATCTACGAAGCAACAGGAGAGCTTTGGACTGCTAGGTATGTTGCCTTTGGGATATCCTATATCACATTCCCATTCCTTACCCAGTATTTTCTAGGCGAGTCTATGTTTACAGCAAAGACATTGGTGTGTACTGGCTTGGCTATTATTATCGTTTGTATCCAGTTTTTTTGGAAATAATACTTGACTTCCATTCTGCTATTCACTATAATCGACACATAACTTTTACAGAGGAGATAGTGTGAACAACATCGGTTATGCTTGTATCAACATGGAATTGTCTGAACTGCCTAAGTCTGAGCGAGTTACTACTAACAGGTCTATGATAAAGCGAACCTTTCACGAGAAAGGTATTGGCTATGCTTCCGAACTTGCTTTGGCAAACTGCCGTGACCTTCTCACTATTCTCAAGTGGAATGAGGCTCACGGGTTCAAGTTCTTTCGTTTATCGTCTGACTTGTTCCCGTGGGCTTCCGAGTATAAGTTGTCTGACCTACCAGACTACAATGACATTTGCTTGGCTCTCCAAGAGGCTGGCGACTACATTGAAGACAACGGGCATCGTGTGACATCCCATCCCGGACCATTCAACAAGTTGACTTCCCCACGAGAAGAAGTAATCCAGAACACTATTCGTGACTTGGAGATTCACGGCGAGGTCTTTGACATGCTCGGGTTGTCTCGCACACCATACAACAAACTAAACATTCATGTCGGTGCTCACTACAACGACAAGCCTATGGCTCTTGCTAACTTCTGTAAGAACTTCCACCGCTTGTCTGATGCTGTCAAGTCTCGGCTCACCGTAGAGAACGACGACAAGGCTTCGCTCTACTCTACCAAGGAACTGTACGACAGTGTGTATCAGGAGATTGGTATTCCTATTGTCCACGACCAGCACCACCATTTGTTTTGCACTGGTGGTCTAGACCAAGAGGAAGCTATGATTACTGCTGCTATGACTTGGGGCGACATTACACCAGTCATTCACTACAGTGAAAGCCGACCAGAAGAGCAGAACGATCCCAAGATCAAACCACAGGCTCACTCTGATTATGTCTACAAGAAGATTGATACATTCGGCTTGGATGTGGATGTAATGGTAGAAGCCAAAGCCAAGGAACGAGCAGTCCAGCGATACAAGGAGTTGTGGGCATGAACCATAAAGAACTGATAGCAAAGTATAAACAATTGGACTGGATACACGAAGTATATCGAGGTACTCCCGGTACACCCAGCAGCGATGTTATGTTTCGTCCGACAAGGAAGAAAGCACCTTGGGCAGCATGTCACTACAATCCAAATGCTAATAGGGAAAAGGGAGAAAGACCAGCGACTTCTCTTGGCTACTTTGATACACCAGAGAAAGCAGCCATGGCTATTGATAAAAAAGAAGTAGAACTTGTGGGAGAAAAAGCAAAACTATTCTTCCCAGACAAACTAGAACAATACTTAGCCGAGGTAAAGAATGAAAAAGGAAATGGTTGATCACCCAGCCCACTACAATGCTTCCAGTATGGAAGTCATTGATGCTATTGATGGGCTGGGTTATGCCGAAGGTTTTTGTGTTGGAAGTATCATAAAGTATGTTACCAGATACAAACACAAGAATGGTATTGAGGATTTGAGAAAAGCCAAGTGGTACATAGATTATTTGATAAAGAGTTATGAAAACAATTGATTTACACGGCACAAAGCACGAAGAAGCAGAGAACAGGTTGATTGAGTTTGTTGTATTCAACGAGCCGCCGTTTAGGATTGTGACTGGTAACTCTGCGAAAATGAAAGAGATTGTCCAGAAAGTTGTTGACAAGTATGAATATTATTGCTATGCTGAGAGTGTCCATAATCAGGGTAGTGTGATTGTAACTGAAAAGGAGTGGTAATGAACCTAAAGTTTTATAAGATTAGAGCCAATGCAAAACTGCCTGTACGGGCACACCGAACCGATGCAGGCATGGATTTGTTCTATTGTCCCAATGGCAACCGAGGTGCTTGCCTAGAAGAGAACGGCGAATACTGGCTGTCTGCTCGAACAAGCAACCTAATCTCTACTGGACTAAAGACAGAGATTCCAGAAGGATATATGCTGGAAATCAAGAACAAGTCTGGTATTGCTTCCAAGCGACAGTTGGTTGTCGGTGCTTGTGTTGTTGACCCCGGCTATGACGGTGAGATCTATGTGAACCTCCACAACATTGGTAGTGAGACACAGGTAATCAAGCCGGGAGACAAGATTGCTCAGGCAGTCCTCGTTCCAGTCGTCCACTGCGGCATCGAAGAAGTAACCGAGGATACACTCAACAATGGCTCTACTCGTGGAGAAGGTGGGTTTGGGTCTACGGGTGATCGCTAATGGGCAAACTATCTAAGAAAGTCAACAGAAAAAAGGACCTAAAGACAAAGAAGCAGGCACAAGACAAACTAGTCCAAACTGTGTCTATGTTCGGTCGCCGTCCTGATAACTGTTCCATTTGCTCTGCTCCCTTCGACAAGAACAGCAGAGAGATGGCTATGACTTGGCGGGTCATCGTCAAGCCAGAGGACAAGAAGGTTACCCTAATCTGCCCTGACTGCCAAGGCAAAATCGACGAGGGCATAGAAAAAGTATTTGGAGATACGAATGACTAAGCAAGAGTACAAGCAGTTTTGTGAAGACAACAACCTGCGATACAAGAAAGACGGCTGCGGAGACCCAATATCTCCCAGCCGTAAAGGTCTGAAGACCGACCAACTATATTGGACAGGCACCAACGAGATTGGAGTTTATGCCGAGAGAGAAACAAAAAAGAAGTTTACTTTCCTCAAGCAGAAACTAATCGAACAGTATGGTCTTCGCCCTCACCAAGATGGCGACACTGACGGAACATTCATAGCGACAAAGGAACAAGCAGTCCAAGTGGCTTCCTTCCTTGGTTGTGCTAAGAATGCTGTGTCCCAAGCAACGAGGGACAAGATGAGTAAACTAATGAAGGAGCGACTACACAATGGCTAGTATGAGTTTTGATGATGTCCTGCTGGTCCCCCAGTATTCAGACATCGAAAGCAGAAAGGTCCTAACAACCAGCAACCAACTGGACGACAAGACAACCTTGTATCTGCCTATTATTTCCAGCCCAATGGATACTGTGACTGAAGTTGATATGGCTGCTACTGTTGATACACACGGAGGCTTGGGAATTATCCATCGCTACAATAGTCCAGCAGACCAAGCCAAGCTGGTTCGACGAGCAAAACTAAAAGACACAACCAATGTCGGAGCAGCCATCGGTGTGACAGGTGATTACTTGGAGAGAGCCCAAGCCCTTGTAGAAGAGGGAGCCAACATTCTCTGTGTTGATGTAGCACACGGGCATCACTCAATGATGAAGACTGCCCTTGGAGAACTGCGAAAGGTCTTTGGTGATTCGGTTCATCTGATGGCTGGTAATGTTGCGACAGGCGAAGGAGCCAGAGACTTGGCTAACTGGGGTGCTGATAGTGTTCGAGTAGGTGTCGGCGGAGGAAGTATCTGTAGCACGAGGCTTGTATCAGGACACGGTGTCCCAACCTTCCAGACTGTTATTGACTGTGTTGAGTATGGTTGCCCTGTGCCTATCATTGCTGACGGTGGAATGAAAACCAGTGGAGACATTGTGAAGGCTCTGGCTGCTGGTGCTGACTTTGTTATGCTTGGCTCAATGCTGGCTGGTACAGACCAATCGCCCGGACAGGTATTCGACAACGGCAACAAGCGATACAAGGTCTATCGTGGTATGGCTTCGAGCGAAGCCCAAGTTAATTGGCGAGGCAAGACATCTACACCAGAGGGTATCTCTACGACAATCCCATACAAGGGAGATGTGAATGGTATCTTGGAAGATCTCAAAGGCGGTATCCAAAGTGGTATGTCCTACTCTGGTGCTCGGTCTATTAGAGAACTTCAGACCAAAGCTCGCTTCGTTCAGCAGACAGTTGCAGGTCAAGCCGAAAGCTTCACCCACATTCTATCAAGGAACAAATGAGCGACAAATACGAAATAGATTACGGCAATCTCAACAAGGTCATCCAGTTCAAGGAAACCGACAAGAGGCATGCTGATCTTCGTATTCGTCTTCATTACGATGGCTTTTATCAAGGAGAGTTCTTGAGAGACATTGTAACTGGGTATCTGAATAGAGACGAGAACCTACTGGCTTATGTCGAGAAGGTAAAAGAAGAGAAGAGAAAACATAATAAAGGAAGGCTCCGTAAAGGAAAAGCCCTTCACAAGAAGGGTCGGGAAGTGGAAAAGCAGTTTGCTCTAAAGGAGGAAGAACTTGAGAGCATCTTTGATATTATCGAAAAGGAGTTTCCAGACTTATGAAATGTTATGACCAATGTGAGAAAGACAACCAAACCTGTAGCCAGAAAGATTGTAGGCTATGGATAGACTATGAGGATGATCTAAAC